AGGCTCTGGTCATCCCCGCCATCTTCCAGCGCGAGGGCATCGACCAGTTCAAGGGCGCCAAGAACGACGCGATCAACATCAAGGTCGAAGGCGTTCTGCCCTACCGCACCTACGGGTGGCGGAACGACCGCACGACCGAGCTCCAGTTCGACACCTACGCCGAGAAGACCGTCCAGGTCACCTTCGGCGGGGACGTCTACTCGGCGCTCCAGCTCACCGACGAGCAGAACGACTTCGACCTCAATGGCTGGGCCAAGCTGATGGCCAAGCAGACCGAGGCGGTCGGCAAGGGCCTGGAGTACCAGGCTGTCGACTACCTGATCGACGCCCCGTACGAGGTCACCCTCGGCGGCGCGGTCTCCGGTCGCTCCCTGCGCTCCACCCTGATCCGGGCGCGCGAGGTGCTGAACAAGTTCCGCGTCCCCAAGGAGGGCCGCACCCTCCTGGTCGGTTCTGGCTGGGAGAACGCGCTCCTGTCGGACCCGGACCTGAACCTCGCCTCCAACGTGGGTGAGTCCGAGGCGGTTTCCGCCCTGAAGGAGGCCACCCTCGGTCGCCGGTACGGCTTCAACATCGTCACCTCCGACGAGCTGCCGGCCGACTTCGCCGTGGCCATGGTCTCGTCCGCGTTCATCTTCGCGACCGGCGCCCCGAGCGTCCCGCAGTCCGTTCCGTTCGGCGCCTCCGCGTCGTACAACGGCGTGGCCCTGCGCTGGATTCGCGACTACGACTCGACCCGCCTGACGGACCGGTCGATCGTGAACACGTACAAGGGCTTCCGCACCGTGTCCGACTTCCTGATCGGCCGCGACAACGCCAACCCGAGCCAGGGCTTCGTCTCCGAGTACGAGCACTTCGTGCGCGCGATCAAGCTCGACCTCGACCTCGGCAACGACGTGCTGCCCGACCCGGACGGCCCGGACGCCAAGCAGAAGGAGCTGTTCGACATCACCGGTATCGGTGGAACGGCTGACGGCCCGACCGTCTGATCCGGCTGAGTGAGCGGGCGGGGTGTGCAAGTTGCGCATCCCGCCCCTCCTCGTGAGTGAAGGAGAACCACCTTGGCGAACTTCGCCACACTCGAAGAGCTGAAGGCTCGCCTCGACTGGACGCTCGACGCTGACGAGGAGCGCATCGCTACGGCAGCCCTGGAGGACGCCTCCGACCTGGCCAGCTTCCATGCCGGCCGCGACTGGCCGGACTCCACCTCCGCCCCTCGCCTCGTACGGACGCTGGTCCTCAAGGCGTGCAAGCGGTACATGACCAACCCTCAGGGACTGACGCAGTCCCGAGCCGGCGACGAGACGCTGGGCTGGAACGACACCCAGGGCGAGAACGCCGGCACCGTGTACTTCACGGGCGAGGAGCAGAAGCTCCTCCAGGAGATCGGCGGGCGCAAGCCCGGCCTGCTCTCCGCACAGGTCTCCGCCTGGGGCTCGGTACGCCGAGACGTGGCGGCCGGCCTGGTCCCGGTCGCGCAGCCGACCCCCGACTCCAAGCCGTTCCCCCTCTTCGCTGACGAGGTGGAGCCCTGGTGAGCTCGATGCAGCGCAGGCGCGGCGTGACCGCAGTGGTCTGGAAGAGCCGCAAGCACACCGACAACCGCGGCAACGAGATCCTGGTCGCCGATGCGGACGGCCCGCACACCGTCAGGTGCGCGGTGATCCCGCAGCGTTCGGCCCGAGCGGAGGTTCCCGGCCAGCAGCAGATCAACATCACCCGCATGATCGTGGCCGCCGACCTCGAAGGCGTCGAGCTGTGGTCGCGGGTGGAGATGCTGGGCAAGCAGTGGGACATCGTGACCCCGCCGGCCTACCACCACGGCGACCGCAAGACGCGGCACTGGGCGATCGACATCCGCGAGAGGCCGAGCTGATGGCCTACATCTACCGCGGCCTGAACGGCAAGAACCTGGAGGAGGTCATCGCCCTCCTGGACGGCGTCCAGAACGAGGTCGACTCCCGCGCCTTCGAGATCGGAGTGCGCGCGGAAGAGCTCCTGATGAAGCACCGCGCTGACGGTGTCGCCCAGATCAACCTCGCCAAGGGCGACATCGACGCCTACGTGGTCCTCGAAGACGCCAACGGCACCAACGCCAAGTCCAACGCCAACTCCGCGATGTCCATCGAGTTTGGCCGCTCCGCGTACGACGTCGAGCTGGTCGACGAGACCGGCAAGGTCATCCGCGAGTACACGGTCGGCGCGATGGAGGGCCTGCACATCCTCGAAGAGGCGTCCCACCTGCCGAAGAAGCACGGCCCCAAGGTCAAGGGCAAGAAGCAGCGCATCAAGGTCAAGGGCCGTAAGCGCGGGGGAGGTCGAGGCTGATGGCCGGACTCCCTCCGGAGATCAAGGCGCTCGCCGAGCTCTCCCCTGTCGAAGACCTGATGCTCGCCATCCTCCGCGACGGCCTGCCCGGCATCGAGGTCAAGTCCCTGATCGCCAAGGACCAGACGTTCCCGCTCGTTCTCGTACGCCGCGACCCGTCCTTCGGGAACTGGACGGGCGACACCCGATTCCTCGACGCAGCCCGCGTCGCGGTGCACGTCTTCTGTCAGGACCCTGACGGTGACGAAGACGCTGCGATCCTCTCCGAGGCAGTGCGCGTCGTGATCCGCGACGCCTGGCTCGGACAGAAGGTCGTGCCTGGGCGCGGCCACATCACGCGGGCCGACCTCGCCTCCGCCCCTCGCCGCGTAAGCGACTGGGCGACCGCGACCGGCCCCGTCCAGTACGCGGACCTCCCGACCGGCGTGTGGCGCTACGAGGCGTCCTACGACATCGAGATCCGCAAGCCGCGCAACCGCCCCTACCCCATCCCGTAAGGAGACCCCTTCGTGGCACTGAACGACAACGCCACTCTCGTCATCGGCTCCGGCAACTACCTGACCGCTCCGGTCGGTACCGACATCCCCGCCGACCTGCTCGTCCCGACCTCCCCCTGGGAGGCGGTGGGCCACACCAGCCTGGAGGACATCTTCTCGATCTCCTCCGAGGGCGGCGAGGCCACCGTCATCGGCTCGCTCCAGAACAAGTCGCTGCGCACCAAGTACAGCGCCCGGACCGAGACCATGACGTTCACCCTCCAGCAGTTCGACGTCGCCGGCCTGAAGCTGTACTACGGCTCCAACGCCCCCGTCCTGCCGGACGGTTCGGTCGGTGTGCCTGCCGACCCGACCCCGACCCAGGCCGCGTTCCTCGCGGTGTTCGTGGACGGCGACAACCACTTCGCCTTCTACGCCCCGAAGGCCGAAATCTACCGAGCGGACGACGTGTCCTTCGGTGACACCGAGTCCCTGGCCGGCCTGCCGATCGGCGTGAAGCCGATGGCGTACGGCACCAACAACTGGACGTACTCGATCACGCCGCTTGGTGCAAGTGTCGCGACCGGTGCGACCGCCGGCTCGCCCGGCACGTTCACCCCGGACGGCTCGCTCGTTCCGGCCAACCTGGCTGCGATGGCCAACGTCATCGCGACGCCGACCACCGCCTGGACCACCGGGCAGTACGTCACCCTGGGCGACGCCACGAAGGCGTACTGGGACGGCGACTCCTGGGCGGCCGGCCAGGCTCCCTGATCCGACCTCGGTCTGATCTTCCCCGGTGTGTAAGTGGTGCGGACCTCCTTGCACACCGGGGGCCCTTCGGGGCTTCTCGCTCGACGGTCCGCGCTCTGTTCCCCCTACGACTTGGAGGTCCGCAACCCCATGGCCACGTTCTCTCTCGACTCCATCCGTGCCGCCGCCGAAGCGAAGTACGGCTCGACCGACATCGAGCTCGGCGACGACTTCACCGTCCGCCTGCTCAACCCGCTGCGCCTGCCGAAGGAGAAGCGCGCCGAGCTGCTGAAGATCCAGGACAAGCTCGACGGCGAGGACGCCGACCAGGAGGTCGTGCTGGCTGACGCCATCCGCCTGATCGCCGAGAACGAGAAGGCGGCCGAGAAGCTGCTCGACGCGGTCGGCTCCGACCTCGCGGTCCTGGCCCAGATTTTCGCCACCTACAGCGAGGGCACGCAGGTGGGGGAAGCCTCGGCCTCGGAGAGCTGATCGACAAGTACGGCGAGGGCATCTACCCCGACCTGCTCTTCCACTACGGAGTGGACCTCACAGAGGTGATCGCAGGTCGGGGGCCCTCCCCCGCGCTCGTCCTCGCTCTCGTGCAGAGGCTGCCCGACACCTCGCTCACCATGGCCCTCGCGTCGGGCGGGCGTGAGCACTTCGGCTGGGGGCTCGACCGCCACATCGCAGCCGACATCTTCGACGCGATCAACCAGAACACCAGGGCCACCGGCCAGTGGGGCAAGGGCAAGGCGCCCAAGATCCCGCTGTGGCCCCGCCCGAAGGTCTCCAAGAAGAAGGAGACCAAGAAGGACAACCCGGCTCGCCGCGTCTCCGTGGCGGATCTCTACAAGAAGTTCACCACCAAGCGGAGGTAAGCGATGCCAGCAGGGCAGGTCATCGGCCGCGTCAGCGTCCGGGTTCTCCCCGACACCAGCGATTTCCGCCGCAAGGCCGGGAACGAGCTCGACAAGATCGAGAAGCGGCTCAAGGTCGAGGTCCAGGTCATCCCCAACATGACCGGCTTCGAGCGCCAGTTGCTCACCGAGGTCAGCAAGATCAGCCAGCGCAACCGCCAGTCGGACGCACGGAAGGTCAAGCTCTACACCCGGATCGACACCTCGACCATGACGGGCGAGCTGGCCAAGGCCATCCGGAAATACAACGCGAAGGCGCAGACGAGCAACAAGGTCCAGCTCCAGACGGAGCTCGATGCCGGCGACGTCCACCTGAAGATCAGCGACGAGTCGCTGCGCAAGATGACGGACCAGCTCAAGGACTGGCGGGACCGCAACTCCCCGCTGAAGATCAAGATCGAGCCGGACGTCGCCGCCTCCTCCTCGCTGGCCACCTCCGCACGGCTCGGGTTCCTGACCCGGCCGCGCACCGTGTCGATCATCCCAAAGCTGAACGAGGCCGCAGTCACCAAGGTCGCGACCGCGCTGGCCGCCCTGTCCGGCGCCCGCGTGCTGAAGAAGCTGTTCAGCGAGCTCGGTGAGGTGCTGTCCAACCTCGACCGCTCAGTGCCGGTCATCGGCTCCCTGGCTGCGGCCATCGCCGGCCTCGCGGGAATGGCCCTCGCAGGCGCGAGCAACCTCTTCGCCCTGTCGGCCTCGCTCGCGCAGATCGGACCAACGGTCGCCCTGCTGCCCGGACTCATGGGCGGCTTCGCGGTCGGCATCGGCGTCACCATCGCCGCGCTGAAGGACTTCAACAAGGTCGTCCCGGAGGTCAAGCAGACCCTCTCCGGTCTCCAGGACGTCATCAGCAAGAACTTCTGGGACAAGGCCGCTGCCCCGATCCGCAGCATGGTCGACTCCCTGCTCCCCGCCTTCCGTAAGGGCGTCGCGCAGACGGCCACCGAACTCGGCGGATTCTTCGGCTCGTTCGCCAAGAACCTCGGCACCTCCCTCTCGCCGGCCATGGGCCAGATGTTCGACGACCTCTCGAAGTCGATCAACATCGCGACCACCGGCACGGGCGCGTTCGCCGAGATCATCGCGACCCTCGGCAAGGTCGGCACGTCCTACCTGCCGCAGCTCTCGCAGTGGTTCGTCAACCTGTCCAAGCAGTTCGCCGACTTCCTCAAGGCCAAGGGCGAGAACGGGATCAAGGCCGAGATCGACCAGGGCATCCAGGCCCTGAAGGATCTGGGCGGCGTCCTCTACAACACGTACGGCATCCTGTCCGGCGTCGCGAAGGCGGCGACCGAGGCCGGCGGTACGTCGCTCGGCTCGCTGAACCAGGCGCTCGCCAACATCCACAAGACGGTCGACTCCCCCGGCTTCCAGGCCGGCCTGGTCGACGTCTTCAAGGCCGCGCACCAGGCGATGGACAACATCGCCACGCAGTCCGGCCCGGCTGTCGAGAACCTGTTCAAGACGCTCGGCCAGCTCCTGACCACCGTCCTCCCGCAGGCCGGCGAGATCATCGGCACGGCGCTCGGCGGCATCGCTGACGCCCTCGCGCAGCCCGCTGTGAGTGATGGCATCACCGCCCTGTTCGACGGGCTCCAGGGTGCCGTCACGGCCCTCCTGCCTGCGCTCGCCCCGGTGGGCCAGGCGCTCGGCGCCATCTTCGAGGTGGTCGGTGCGGCGCTGCCCGTCTTCGCTCAGCTCATCTCGGCCGCGATCACCCCGCTCGCTGGGGCGTTCGCAACCCTGGTGCCTCAGCTTTCGCCGATCATCAACCTGCTCGGCGGCGCGCTGACGCAGGCGTTCCAGACGCTGGCCCCGGTCATCGAGCAGATGGTCCCCATGGTCGGCGACATGCTCGGCCAGGCGTTCTCGTTCCTCGCGACGATCCTGCCCCCGGTCGCGGCGATCTTCCAGCAGATCCTCCAGGCGGCAATGCCGCTGGCGCAGGCGTTCATGGACGCCCTCGCCCCGATCCTGCCGGTCCTCGCCGACGCGCTCGGCCAGGTGATGACGGCGCTCCAGCCGCTCATCGAGACCGCGCTGAAGATCATCTCGGCAGTCATCGAGCCTCTGCTGCCGATGCTGTCCGAGGTCATCCAGTCCGTGCTGCCGCCACTGGCCGACGCGATCTCGCGTGTGGTCGAGGCGCTTCAGCCGTTCCTCGAAGCGCTGCTCTCGGTCGTCAACTTCCTGATGCCGATCCTCGTTCCGATCATCCAGTTCATCGTCGAGCTGCTGGCCGGCGCCCTGGTCGCTGCGATCAACGGCGTGGGTCTGGTCCTCGAAGGTCTGAAGGAAATCTTCGTCGGCGTCTGGGACGCCATCGTCGGCTACTTCACGATGATCTGGGGCATCTTCGACGGAATCTGGAACGGCAACTGGGACACCTTCAAGCAGGGCTTCTCCCAGATGTGGGACGGCATCTTCGGAATCCTCAAGGGAATCTGGGACGTCATCCTCGGCGCGCTGGAGTTCTTCCTCAACGTTGGCATCATCGGCACCGCGGGCAAGGCCCTGAAGGGTCTGGGTGCCCTGTTCAAGGCCGGCTGGAAGGCCATCGTCGAAATCTTCACGGGAACCTTCGCGGCGATCCGTGGGTACATCGGCGTGTTCTTCACCGGGGCCAAGGGCCTGTTCATGGACGGCATGAAGGCCATCGGGAAGTTCTTCTCGGACGGCTGGAAGGCCATCACGGGCGGTGTCCGCCTGTTCTTCACGGGAGCCAAGCAGCTCGTCCTCGACGGGCTGTCAGCCATGAAGAGGTTCTTCGTGGACGGCTGGAACTCGATCAAGTCGACCGCCTCGTCCAAGCTGAGCTCGCTGGTCTCCACGGTCTCCGAGTGGATCGGCAAGGCCGTGGCCAAGGTCAAGGAGCTGCCCGGCAAGGCGAAGGCCGCACTCGGGTCGCTGGGTTCGACGCTGATCAACGCCGGTAAGGAGCTGATCAAGGGTCTGATCTCCGGTATCAGCTCGATGTTCGGCGCGGTGAAGTCCAAGCTCGGTGACCTGACCAGCAAGCTGACGGACTGGAAGGGCCCGCTCCCCAAGGACAAGGTCCTTCTCTACAACGCCGGCCGAGTGATCATCCAGGGCCTGATCAAGGGTCTTGAGTCCCAGTACGACAACGTCAAGAAGTCGCTCGAAGGACTCACCTCGCTGATCGGCAAGGCGAAGCTGAGCAAGGGCCTGACGGCCAAGCTGAAGGGCGACCAGGCGCAGCTCAACTCGCTGCTGAAGTCCTGGGACAAGCTGAACACCAAGCTCGACGACGCGAAGAAGAACCTGGCCGACCTCAAGAAGGCCAAGTCCGACTACGCGGCGAGCATCGCCCAGAAGATCATCGACGACGCCAACGTCACGCAGATGGAAGGCGGCTTCACCGGGATCATCGAGCAGCTCACGATGGCTCGGGACCAGGCCAAGCACTTCGCTGACGTGCTCGGCAAGCTGAAGAAGCTGGGCCTGAACCAGGAGATGTTCGACCAGCTCGCGCAGGCCGGCCCCCAGGCTGGCATGGCTGCGGCTGAGGCGATCCTCGGTGCGGGCAAGGCCGGCGTCGACCAGGTCAACGAGCTGGAGAAGCAGATCAAGAGCGCGGCCGACAAGGTCGGCGCGACTGCCAGCCAGGTGATGTACGACAACGGCATCCACATGGCTGAGGGACTGGTCAAGGGCTTGGAGTCCCAGGCCGACAAGATCGAGAAGCAGATGCTGAAGATCGCGGACGCGATGGTCAAGGCCATCAAGAAGGCGCTCGGCATCCACTCCCCCTCGCGCGTCGCGAAGAAGCTCGGCTCGTACTTCGGGCAGGGCTTCTCCCTCGGCGTGACCGGCGAGAAGTCCAACATCGCGCAGGCGGTCGAGGACTCCCTGCTCGTCGGCCCGACCGCGACCAGCACGGCCCGCAACATCGCCTCCGCGGTGGGCTCCGCGCTGGCCGGCGGCGACTCGACGGCGGCCCCGTCGAAGGTTCTCAACTACTACGCGGCACCCGGCTCCTCGCTCAGCTCCGAAGAGGATCTGTTCGCCGCCGCCAACCGAGCCAGGATGGGATGGTGAAGTAAGTGCCGAAGCTCCTGCTGGTGAGCGGTGCGGACACGATCGACCTCAACGAGATCGACGACAAGGGGGTGGGTTTCCAGGCCAAGTCCGGTGTGACTGGCCTGGGCCTGCCCCCGGTGTCGGTGCAGTGGCTGGA